CATCTGTTGAAAAAGAAAACTTAACAACACAACTAAGAGAAGATTTAGAAGCGGCGTCTAGAAGAAATCTTTTAGAACGACAACAAGAAGAATCTGATTTTATGAATCAAACAATGAATAAAATTCCGTATGGAATATACATAGGGTAATTATGGCGTTATTTGGCGGAAGCAGAGATATTAGTCTTTTTAGAAAAGTTAGTAGAGAACTTGTAAACGACTTTGTAGACACAGAGGTAGATATTCTTAAAACTTCAGTGTACGATGTAAATGAAAATTTATATGGAGAGTCAATAGATAAAATATTTAAACCTGGAGTAAGAGTTAATTGTTTAATAGAATTAGAAGACCAAGAATGGGAAAGTACTGAACTAGGCCCAGATGTTACTCAACAATCAAAGTTTAGTTTTTTACGAGACGACCTACTACCTGCTGGAAGTATTGGCACACCCGCATCTAATATTGTATTAGAGGTTGGAGATATTATATACTGGAATTTAATATACTGGGAAATAGATTCAGTAATACAAAACCAATTAATAGTTGGAAAAGACCCAGAAAAAGATAAAGGATTTGTTTCAGGTGAAAGAGCAGAATTTGGATCTAATTTTTCAATAATATGTCAAACACATCAAACTAGAAAAAGTAGAACACAATTAGAAAATATTAGAGTAGGATATAATAATTACGGATTATACGGCGAGTAAACATGTCAGAAAAATATAGATCAGAAAATAAGCGGGAAACACCATCTCCATTACCTTATGCAACGCCAGGAGCTCCACCAGCTGCTGCAGCTACGCAGTATTCTTCTGAAGCTGGTTTTACAATAGATTCATCTGGAAATAAATTATCTTCCAACAGAAGTTTACAAATAAACCGTGAAAACGACATAAAAAATGTAAGCGTTGGTTTATATGACGTAGATGAGGCTATTTATTATCATTTTGAAAATGTTATAAAGCCAAGAGTAAAAGAAGGCGATCGCGAAATAAAAGTACCTGTTATATATGGTTCTCCTGAAAGATGGAAATCAGTTCAAAAAACCGGGGTATTTAGAGACGAAACAGGTAAAATACAATTTCCAATATTAATATATAAGAGAACAGGAATAGAAAGACTAGAAGGATATAACAAGCTAGACGCAAATAATCCAAATCTTTTCTATAGTGTTGGAAGTAATTATAACGAAAAAAATAGGTATGATAATTTTGATATATTAATTGGAAGAAATCCTAGCCAAAAAACTCATAATATAGTAATACCAGATTATGTTAAACTTTCATACGAATGTATATTATTAACAGATTTTATTAATCACCAAAATAAAGTTATAGAAGATATAAACTATGCGGCTAATTCTTATTGGGGAAAAGATAACTATTATAAATTTTTAGCAAGTATGACTAACTTTAACCTAAATAATGAAACGGCTCAAGGAGAAGAACGCGTTTCTAGAGCAGAATTTTCACTGGAAATGAGCGGATATATTATACCAGATAATTTACAAAAAGATATGACACAACACAATAAATTAAATTACGGTGTAGCAAGAGTACAAATAGGAGGTACTACTACACAAACACTAAGATCGAATACTAAACAACAAGGTTTAGCAGGGAAATCAAGTTATTTTAAATAAAAAAGAGGTTACAAAATGGTAATATCACAAGACATTCAACAAAAACTAGAAAAACACAGAGAAGAAAAGGCTGAAGCAACTACTACAGCAAAAACATCTTCAGATAAAAAATTTAATGACGAAGAATTAAATAAAATAAATGAAATAAAAAGTAATTATGACTCAATAACATTAAGAATGGGACAACTCCATTTTGAGTTAAATAGTTTAACAACAGAAAAAAGTGATTTAGAATTTGCATTTAAGAAAAATAGGGAAGAAGAAATAGATTTTGCAAAACATCTTACAGAAAAATATGGAAAAGGATCTTTAGACATTTCTACTGGAATTTTTACTCCAACCGAATAGTTTTTGGATATTATTTCTATATTTATATATGAATATCTGTATTCACTTTTAATTACAGAATTGGATATATAAAGTAATAGAGGAGAACATAAATGGCCGAAAGAATTGTTAGTCCAGGTGTATTTACACAGGAAAACGACTTATCATTTTTACCAGTAGGTATTGGCGAAATCGGAGCAGTGATTATAGGAAACACTGAGTCTGGTCCAGCATTCGTACCAACAATAGTTCGTTCAATGAACGAATTTGAACTTAAATTTGGTAGCAGCACAAAAGGTACGTATGTACCATTTACAGTAAAAGAATATATTAAAAATGCAGGAGTTGTCACAATTGTTAGAACTCTTGGATTAGATGGATACACGGTTAATAACCAAGTATATTTAATAGCCTCTGGTTCGACAGTTGGTCCTTCAGGATCTACAGTTGCTGCAGGAGATCCATTTATATTAGGTGTTCTTCATTCATCAACTATTGGAGACACATCTACAAAAAATGGTACAATGACAGAAGATTCAATCTTAAACGGATCTATAACGGCTGGTAATAAAGCAACAGGTTCATTTACTTTTGTTGTCGGCGCTGGAGAAAACAACAACGTAGAATTCCAAGTAGGTACTTCTGATTCAGATGAATTTAGATTTATTGGTGTTGGTTCTGGTACTGTCCCAGCAGATGGTACAGCTACATTTGGTCCTTATTACTTTGCTACTGGTTCTTCTGCAACCGCTACAGTAACGAATCTTGTTTCAGAAGTTAACACTCACGCAACAAACGTTACTGCAACGGCTAATGGAGCAGTAATAGAATTTACTTCATCAGCTACGGGTCTTAGTGGAAACAGCATTAGAGTTCAAACAGGTTCTGCTTCAACGTTCTCTACTCAATTAACACTAGCAGGTGGTACAGCAGATACTTTAGCTTCTACTGCTTTCCAAGGAGCACTAAATGGTAATGGTGTATTAACACTTAACAAATTTTTTGGAAATAGTAATCATTTAGCTTCTACATCAAACACAGCATCTTTAGATAAAACAAATGCAAATTATCTTCCTAACTTAATAGGAACAGATTCAGGTAAATTTTTACCAACGGCTGCACACAGTGATGGAAATTCTCCATCGTATGTTTATTCATTATTTAATTCACAGTCTTATGGCGCTACAAGTGCAAATCAAGGTGGTGGATATGGATTTACAAACTTAAGCGCTTCTTTTGGAACAATAGGTTTTACTTCGGCAAATTCTGTAACTGGAACAAACTCTAAAACTTCAGGTAAAGCTTTTAGAGCAGCAGCTACTCCATGGATAATATCTCAAACAACTAATGGAAACAATTTCCCATTATTTAGATTACATACTATGGCTCACGGTGATAGTTCAAATCAATACTATAAAGTTAGTATAGTAGCTATTAAAAAGGCTGGAAGTGTAAGCGGACAAGATTATGGAAATTTCTCTGTAACACTTAGAAAAATAGATGATACAGATAACAAAGTTGTTTCTGTAGAATCTTACGCAAACTGTAACCTAGATCCAAACTCACCAAATTATATTGCAAGATTAATAGGTGATAGAGAAGTTAGCTCAAATGCAAGCGGAAAAGTAATAACTACAGGAGATTATCCTAATATTTCTAGACACGTTAGAGTAGAAGTTCACGAAAACGTACGAAACGCTGTTTATTCAGATCAATTAGTACCATTTGGACATGAGGCTTATATCTCTCCATTCAAATTGGCTAATCAAAGTGCAACTGATAATCAAGATGCATTCTATCCAGAAGCTGCTTTAGTAACATCAAGAAGTTTAGCTACAGATACAACAACATACTTTGGATTGAACTTTGCTGAAGGTATATTAAACAATGGTATGAAAAACTATTTAGCTCCAATATCTGACACAGGTGCAACTGGTAAAAATAGAACATTCTTGCTATCAAATTGTACAAACGGAGCTGCTGGTGGAGAAATTACATTAGATAGCGATCTTAACAATAAAAGATTTACTGTTGGATTCCAAGGAGGATTTGATGGAGTTAATCCAGCTAAACAAGTAACTATTGGTAAAGATTTAGCTTCTGGAAATAGCTTTGGGTTTAGCTTTGCTAGTACTAGTGAAGAAGGATATAGGGTATATAAAAGAGCTTTAGATACAATATCTAATCCTGATGAAATTGATATTAATCTTATAGTTACACCAGGTATATTAACTGCCAATGCTTCTAATATAGTTAGTAAAGTTATTGAAGTTTGTGAATCTAGAGGAGACGCATTCTATGTAGTTGATGGTGTTAATTCACTTACTGGAGATTCAGTAACTGCAGCAGTAACTCAAGCCGCTAATTATGATACAAACTACGCTTCAATGTACTACCCATGGGTTAGAATATTTGATGCAAGTGTAAATAAATTCTTATTTGTACCACCATCAGTAGTTGTACCAGGCGTATACTCTTTTAACGATAAAGTTGCATTCCCTTGGTTTGCACCAGCCGGTTTAAATAGAGGAAGTTTAACTACTGTAACTGAACCATATTCTAGATTAACACACGCAGAAAGAGATGAATTATATGAAGGTAAAGTTAATCCAATTGCAATATTCCCTCAAGTAGGTGTATGTGTTTGGGGTCAAAAAACTTTACAAACAAAACCATCTGCACTAGACAGAATTAACGTTAGAAGATTATTAATTAAGCTTAAAAAGTTTATTGCATCTTCTACAAGATATTTAGTATTCGAACAAAACACAACTGCAACAAGAAATAGATTTTTAAACATAGTTAATCCATATCTTGAAACAGTACAACAGCAACAAGGTCTTTATGCATTTAAAGTTGTAATGGATGAGTCCAATAACACTCCAGATGTAATTGATAGAAATCAAATGAAAGGTGAAATATTCCTACAACCTGCAAAAGCTGCAGAATTCATTATTGTTGATTTCAACATCTTGAGAACTGGTGCTTCTTTCGAAGAATAAAATTAAGTAAAGATGATATTTATATATAGAGGAGAAAATAAATGGCAAATTTAGTCGACCCAAATGAAATAATGTTTACGGCCTTTGAGCCTAAACAGCAAAATAGATTTATATTCTATATTGATGGAATACCAGCGTATCTCATCAAAACTGCTGCAAGGCCAGTTCTTACAACTGAAACAGTTGAACTTCAACACATCAATGTTTCTAGGTACGTAAAAGGTAAAAGTACTTGGGGCCCAATAAGCTTAACACTTTACGATCCAATCGTTCCTTCAGGCGCACAAGCAGTTATGGAATGGGTACGTTTACACCACGAGTCTGTAACAGGTAGAGACGGTTATGCTGATTTCTATAAGAAAGACGTAACAATTAATGTACTTGGACCAGTAGGTGATAAGGTTGAAGAGTGGACAGGTAAAGGTGCATATATTACAAGTGCTGATTTTGGAGCTATCGACTGGACTGCTACAAATGCTGTAAATGAAATTACAATGGAAATACAGTGTGACTATTGGATATTACAATTCTAATAGATATATAATCATATTAAAATTAAAGGCCCTATAACTTAGGGTCTTTTTTTGACTTATTTTTGCGGAAATATATATTTATATATGTTATACAAAATAGAGGAGAAAAGTTATGTCAGGAAAAGTAATAGACCCAGATTATCCAGGACAGGATAGATTATCAGATCAAGAAATTAAAAATTTAGCAATACAAGAGGCTGGTTCAGCTGTTACAGCTGCAACTAAAAATTATCCGTTTCCAACTGAAACAATAGAATTACCTAGTAAAGGATTACTATATGCAAAATCTAATCCATTATCTTCTGGTACAGTAGAAATTAAATATATGACGGCAAAAGAAGAAGATATTCTTACTTCTCAAAATCTTATTAAAAACGGTACTGTTATTGATGTACTACTTAGATCTTTAATTGTTAGTCCTATAAACTATAATGATTTATTGGTTGGCGATAAAAATGCAATAATGATAGCTGCAAGAGTATTGGCATACGGTAAAGATTACGAGGTTGAATTAACTAATCCTAAAACTGGACATATACAAAAGGAAAATATAGACTTAACATTATTTTCAAATACAAAATTTGACGAATCAAACTTTGAAGAAGGATCTAATAAATTTTCATTTGAATTACCAGCATCTAAAAGAATGCTTGAATTTAAGCTTTTAACACACGGTGATGATAAAAAGATAGCTGATTCTATAAAGGCAGCTAAAAAAGCATCAAACAGAATATCCGGTGTGACTCCTGAGCTAAGCACTAGACTAAAGCATATGATATTATCTGTAGATGGCGAAACAGATAGAATAAAAATATCTAAGTTTGTAGATAACGAATTTTTATCTAGAGACTCTATTGAATTTAGATCAAAGGTAAAATTAGTATCTCCAGATATAGACCTTACATATTCTTATTATGGGGAAGATGACGGAGAAGAGCATGAAGTTGCTCTCCCAATGACCGTTAAGTTTTTTTGGCCTGGGTCCTAACTATAGGGCCATTCTACACAAGCTATTATTTGATATGGCATATTACTCACAAGGGGGATTCACTTGGTCTGACCTTTACACAATGCCTGTACACCTTAGAAGGTTTTACCTTGATAAATTAACAGAAGTTAAAAAGAAAGAGCGCGAAGAGGCAGAAAAACAAAACAAAAAATCTACTCCACGAATGCCTCGAAAGAGATAATAACTCTAACTTTCTGATATTTATATATGATAAACTATGAAAATCAGGAGACAATAAATGACTGAAAAAGAACTTCGAAACCAAATTAGAAAAGAAGTACGCGAAACCTTATCGGAAGAAAATATTATTACTAAAGTTTTAGGTAAACTTTTTGACGGTATGACTGTTGCTGCTCAAAAAAGAGCTTTAAAAAAATTAGCAAAAAGCGATTTTTACAAAGATATACAATCAATAAAAGGTTCAACTGCAACTAAAAATCAATTAGATATACTAAAAAATCTTTAATAATATTCTATGGCAAAATTCGACGAAATAAAAAAGGCTAATGATGAGCAAAAAAGACTTAACAAGTCTTTAGATGCAGCTGTTCTTCGTGTCGAAACCATGGAAAAAAATTATGCTAAATTTTCTGATAAAAGAGCAAAAGAAGCAAAAGAGTATAAAAAACAGCTGGACGCAGCAATCAAAGCTCTTACAACAATCAACGAAAAAGTTGAAACTCAAAAAGAAAATTTAGACGAAACAGTTGAGCTATACAAAAAAACGCTAAAAACATCTAATAATATATTAGATTCAGAAACAAAACGAGCAAAGTTTCAAAAAGAAAATAAAATAATAGCTGAAACTTTGTCTGGAATAGACAATTCTGCTATAATGGCTTCAAAAGCAAAAGAAGCTTTAGATAAAGGACAGCTGTCAACTGCACAAATAAGGTTAGACGTAGCTGACCAACAATCTGCTATACTTCAAGGTATTGCAACCGGTGAAATGACTGTAACTGATGCGTTAGGTCAGCATGAAGATTTATCTAAACAAATTTTAGAAAATGATGAATTATCATCTGCTGAAAAAGAAAAATTAATAGAGTACTCTTTATCTACTGTAGATCAAGCATCACAATTAAACGATAAACTATCTAAAACTAATTCTCTTGGCATAAGTCAACGAGATATAATGTTAGAGCAACAAACAGCATTATCTGAACAAGAAGAAATGCTAAAGGGTTTAAAAGATAAGGCTGCAAAATATATTGGAGTATTTAGTAACGGATTTTTAGCTTTCGGTGCAGTATCTAAATTCTTGGCAGATCAAGTTATAAGTACTAGAGACTTAGCAAAAAACTTAGGTATAAGTCAAGGTACTGCCTTTAAACTTGGAAAACAAACCAAGCTATTAAATGCTGAATTTGCTGGAATGGGTATGGACTTTGTTCAAGCCCAAGAAGCAATGATTGACTCAGCGTCAGACCTTAGCGAAGTAACGTATGGAAATGTTAGAGCAGTTGGTATCATGTCAGAACGATATGGAGTATCGGTTACGGAAGCAGCAAACTTAAGAAAAATACAGCTAGATATTACAGGAGGAAGTGAAGACGCAGCAGATGCACTTACTGCCGGCGCAATAGCATTAGCAGAAGCAAACAACGTTGCCCCGGGAGACGTATTGCAAGATATGGCATCTAATAGTGAAGAGTTTGCCAGATTTGGAGCTGAAGGCGCAAAAAGAATGGCATTAACTGCTATTGCAACTAAAAAAGTAGGTATTGAAATGTCTTCACTAGTTAGTGCAAGTAAAGGATTACTAGATATAGAAAACTCCTTAAACGCAGAAATGGAAGCAGAAGTTATGTTAGGTAGAGAACTTAACTTAGAAACAGCTAGACGAGCTGCACTAGAAGGAGACCATTTAACCGTTCTTAAAGAGCTAGCTAAAGAATTTGGTAGTGTAGAAGAATTCCAATCATTATCTGTCTTACAACAGGAAGCAGCTGCTGCCGCTGCAGGTTTAACTGTTGAAGAAATGACTAAAATGCTTGCAAACCAAAATAAAATAACCAGTTTAAAAGGCGAAGAATTAGAGCACTTTAAGAAAACTGGCGAATTAGCTGCTGAAGCAGTTCCAATTAGCCAAAGACTAGCAGGTTTTGCTGCTGAAAATGTAAATTCAATTATTGCTGCCGTTGGTGCATATGGATCTATGAAACAAGGTATTAACGATGCAGCAAAAGCAGCTTCAAGTGGAATGGGAATACTGAAAAAGTTTTTAGGTTTTGGAAAAGAAGAAAGTCCAGCTGGCCCACTTACTAAACTTGGTAAACCGGATATGAGATTTGCTGCTAACAAATTAAAGTTTGGTGGTGATAAACCATTGGGTAAAGACTTAGTTTCAAAAGTAACCGATAAAGCTACGGGCAAGGGTAAAGACTTAGTAAGTGAAGCCATGCCTAGCCCAACCAAAGCAGCTGATGCTGCCGCAGGTACATCTGGAAAAGGAAGTACTAGTTTTATGGATAAGCTAGGAAAAGTTGATATGAAAAAAGTTCTTATGGGAGCAGCGGCAATGGTCGTTGTTGCAGGAGCAGTATTTGTATTTGGTAAAGCTGTACAAGAATTTGCAGAAGTTGGTTGGTCAGATGTTGGTAAAGCCGTAGTTGGTATGCTGGCATTAGTTGGAGCAGTAGCTTTACTTGGATCAATAATGTCTTCAGGAGTTGGAGCAATCGCAATAATAGCAGGTGCAGCTGCAATGTTAATAGTAGCTGCGGCGGTTTATGTGCTAGGAAAAGCAATACAAGAAATGGCTATAGGATTTTCAATGATGGGAGAAATAGGAAATGCAATAACTGAATTGTCAGGACTAGGGCCAGCATTTATAATGATTGCTGCCGGCTTTGCAGCTATGGGTGCAGGCCTAATACCTTTTGCATTTGGTTTAGCTGCAATTACTCCATTCCTTCCAACGTTAATTGCACTTGCTGCAATGGGAACAGCCTTAGGTTATGTTACTGGAGCACTTGGAGGTGGCGGTGAAAGCGGATCAGATGGAGAGGCAGGAATAGACGGAGCAAATGGCAATGACGGTAATGGAAAACTAATAGAAAAAATAGATGATTTAATTGCAGCAGTTAAACAAAGTGGAAACGTAATATTAGACGGTAGAAAAGTAGGAGAAGTTCAATTCTTGAATTCATCTCCTGCAGGAGCATAAAATGGCAAATGGACCAGAAATAAATAAATTTGAAACAACAGATTTAGCATCTTTCTATAAAAAGAATGGTAGCCAGTTTTCGACAATTCAACCTGTTGTAGGTAGATCTAATTCTCCTGCTCCAGAAATATTATCTAGCAACAATAAAACTCCATTAACTGATTTAGCTAAAAATTCAACTATTGAAGTATTTCCTTTACCAGCCTCACCAAGTAAAATAGGAATAGAGCCAAAAGGATTTTTATTTAGTCCTGCATTTACTGCCCCTGAAGTTTCTGCGTTTGGATTTTTACCAGGATTTACAACTCCTAGTTTAAAGGTAAGTAATGGTATACCAAACATAGATGCTGTTGGTTTTTCAAAAAATATGTCTTATCCAAATAGTGACTTTAAAGGAATCAAAGGAAAACCTGGATCTTTTAAATTTAATAGTGAAAAATTATCTACTCAATTAAAGGTACATAATGGTATATCTGATATTGATATGAACGGATTTGTCACTGGAAAAAAACATTTAGGATCAAGCGATTTTAAAGGAATAAAAGGCAACATGCCAAACTTAACCTTTAAAATGTCTACTATTAATCCAGGAAATAGTTCAACATGGACAAGACAGCAATATAATGATAAAATTACTACAGGCTTAAATAATATACCTAATATTGCTCAAAACGGATTTGTCACTGGAAAAAAACATTTAGGACCAAGCGATTTTATTGGTATAGCCGAAGAAAAGTATACTTATCCTGCGCTAGACGGATACTCTAATAGCTATAGGTTTGGCACCCAAAATTATGATACAGTTTTTACTAAAGTTACTCCTTCATCTGTGCCAGGAAAAACTGATAGTGTTGGCCAACAATTTAAGATTACCGGTTATACAAGTCCATACGGAGATTTTAATATACAAGCTAGAAAATCTCAATACTCAGACACAGCGGACGACCAATTTTCTCCATTCAAAGGGGCAAATGCATCTCAAATAACAAAACAATACTTAGAAATACCAGGTGTAGGTGAAACAGATTTAAGAAAAGAATCTAGAAACGATTTTTCTTTTGGAAATGCAACAGATCAACCATTCATAACAAGAGATATTGGAAGTAATTGGAGTTTATTTAGCAATGGACCTGGACCAAAATTTGGTATAGACTTAATAAGAGGTGGAGTTGGAACAGCAATAAACCGCTCACTGATAGACGCCCTTAGAATAGGTAAATTTTTAATTAGTCCAAAAGGATTATTGTTTATTGCGAAAAATGTTGGAATGCAATTAACTAATCCTAAAATGCAAATTGATAATATTTTAGGAATTGGTGCAAATAGAATATACGCATTAGGTTTACCAACGGTAGCTCAATCTTTAACAAACGCTGTAGGTATACACTTAGTAAGGCATGGATTAGGACCGTTAAATGGAACTTTGCCTAAAAATGCTAGATATGAAGATAATATTTTTAATATGGAATCAAGGGCAGCTAGTGCAGGAGGAGGAAGTGCGGCTAAAAAAGCTCTTAGTGAAGCTGGATTTGAATCACCAGATACTGGCCAATTAACAGATAAATCAGACGTAGACTTAAGTCCTTCTTCAGGTACACCGTCTCCTCTTGGAAAAGGAAACCCTAGGACAAAATCTAGACTAGCATTTCTACAAACAGACTTAAAATCAGGCCTTTTAGCAGTGTCTGATGCAGGAGGAAAAGGAGCAGGACAAGCAGATTTACTAACAGGCGCTCTAGCTTCTGGTATAGATTCTCTTACTGGAGGAATGACAAAAGCTAAAATAACTCGTTTGTCAGATAAAAGCTTTTTTGGACCAAATTCTGTTTATGGTATAGGAGGAACTACAATATTTAGATCTAGGGTTGGTATTGGTGTAAGTGCGCACGAGGAAACAGGCGGTACGTATGCTGATTCTAAATTTTTATCAGGATTGCAAAATGCAATAAGTCCACTAGATAAAACTGCAATAAGTAATCCTAGTGTTGCAAGACAATACGATACTCCAGATGACGGCAATAAATATAGTGATAAGAATGGTACAAATATCTTTGATGATATGACTAGTGGAGATGGCGGCAATCAATCTCAACTAGCAACTAGACTAGATGCAATTATAGCTACTGACGGAGAAGATGCTGCTCCAGACAACAGTAGTTACCTTACATCTGATGGCCACTCCCCATTCCCAACAGTAGGAGAAGATAACCTTTATTATTCTCAAAATCAAAGATTAAGAAGATATGAAACATTAGCCTATGGCCAAATACCTAAAAACGCAGATAGAAACGGCAATAAGTTAATGGATTTTAGAGAATTATTACCAAATAATAATAAAAACTTTCAACAACCAAATGAAGGCGATATAGATGCGGCTCCTTGGGGCGGTAAAGACATGGTAACTAGATTTGGAGCTGACTATGGTAAACTAACAACTGCCGATGGAGGAGCAACTGCAGACAGAAGTAATAGACTTTTTGATTTAGGGTATGACGATACTGTAGTAA